TTCCTTCAATGACATCAGATATATACATCCAATTTGTGTCGGAGAAACTTTCAGAAATAGCAGGAGAAGAACCGCTATCCGAAACTTCAGGAGTTTCACAATCTTTTACACTATTGTTAAATCTTTTTGCATCTTTCTCAGGATCTCCGGGGAACAAGGTGGAAAAGAAACCTGCTGTGTCTTTTCTCTTTTTCCGTATATCTTCCATCATATCTGCTTCTTCCCAGATTTTAAGAGTAGGATAGCCCTCCCAGTCTGTACCAAACTCATACTCTAGAGCATTATTCTGCAAGTATGCTTTTATTCTCCTCTTTGTTTCACTAGAAATTGGAGAAACCGCTTCAATATATCTATTAGGGTCAAAAGGCTTTGGAATCTTGCTCATGTTAACTTTATACACACGAGTTCTCATCATTGTTCCTTCATTATTCCATGACAGATCATCCATCTCACATGTAGAAGGTAACAGCTGATGAATATCTTCCATAATCTTATCAATATTCATAGTTAATCTCCTTAAAAATCTCTGTCCGACATTCCGGATCCGTTATCATTACCGTAAGAAGATTGCTCTTCATAATCTTCAAGGGCATCATCGTAGAAGAAGTCATAAGCATCTTCATCAAATAAATCAAGATTTTCAAATACAAGATCTCTTAATTCTGCTGTCTGTTCTTCTATCTCAAGATTTGAATAATCATCCGAAAGAGCATCTTTTAAAAGTTCTTCAAGAGTGTCTTTGGAGTATGTTTTCATTATTACATCTGTAAATCTTTTTTCATCATCAAGAGTTGGACTATATTCCCACTCAACTTCTCCTTCTCCGTTCCAAGAAGGGAATAAAGTATAATAAATTGTATTAAGACTTTCCTTTAGTATAAATTTCATTGTTTGTACCTCTTTATGGTGTTACATTATTATACAATAAACTAACATAATAATTTAGCAGAAATTAAAAGTGTCTGTAGAACAATTAAAAATTTTATCAATTAAAAAAAAACGCTCTCAAATAAAGAGAGCGTTTTAAACCGTTAGAATAAATTATTCATTCTTTAACTGATTGTGAAGTATTAGCACTTGAGACTCAATTAGATTTTCAAGAGTTTCCATGTCAACAACAAGACCATGTTTTGCTAATTCTTCATTCAGATAGGCAAGAACATATGCTTTCTTTTCCGCACCTTGATCTGCATTGTATAGTTGTTCTGCAGCTGCAACTGCAATTTCAACATACATAAGAATTTTATTCAGCTTCTCTTGACCTAACTTTTGCTTTAATACAGGAACAACAAAAGCTGAAATAATAGCAAACACTAGTAAAATAGCAAGGGAACAAATTTGAGTAATATTCATTGTTTATAATTTTCTCCTTCAGTAGAATGTTTTTCTTTATTCATATTTTTGAATTGATTAAATCTATTACACTGTTCTTCTATCAGCATTTTTATTTCAAGATCTGTTATAGCAATATTCTTGTTATACAGAATCTCTTTTATAGATTCAGTTGCTTTTATATATTTTTCTTCCCCTAACATATCGGGGTAAAGTTGTTCAACAGCATTCACACAAGTCTTTACTGTATCTCTTTTAATTTTATCATTACATATTTCTTGATACTTTTTTCCTATCCAGGTACCTATTGCAGTTAGTATACCTGTAAGTAATGTAAAGATTATCTGATTACCATATAAGGAAATGAATTCCATTTGTTACTCCTTAGTTAAATGTTCCTGAGTCAACCCATCCGTAAACAGTTGATCCGCCATCCGCTGTTCTTATGAGATGATAAGGATGTTTACCTTTTTTGTTTATAATAGTTACTGTTGCTTTTCCAGGTCTACAACTGAATCCTAAATCCAGATAAGAGCTAACATAATGTTTACTTCCTGTAAAGTTTACAACGTCACCTACAAAATATTCTTTTGAAGTAGAAGGAGTTATGTTAGTTTCATTAGAAGGAGGTGTAACAGTTGTACTATTTCCATACTTGTTAAGATAATTTTGACCAAAGTTAGCTCTTGCAACTTTAACAGCTTCTGATTGATTTGCAGGTCTTTCATACTGTGTTAGTATAATATCGGAAGGAGTTCTGATATTAGTTGCATTCTTAATTGCAGAAACAATTGAAGGAAGAGAAGCAAATTCAGAAACTAAAAATTCTAATTGCATTCTAGCATCGCCAATTGATTTCTTGATGGACTTAGCATAGTTATACAAGCCTTTCTTTAAAGACCAGTAAGTCCATTGAGCTAATCCATAACCAGCACTGTCATTTACAAAGTTTGTATAAGTTCCATTATCAACACTCTGTGTATAAGTTAAGTCTGTATATCCCAATTTAGATTCATATTGGTTTTCAAGATTTGTGGATATTAGTCCGCTTTCTGCATAAAGGTTACCCATTATACCAGCTACACCATATTTATTATTGTACACAGACATCAAGTAATCCCACATTTCTTTTTCGGTCATATTACTTGAAGTGATAACAGAAACGGTAGGTTTTGTATTTACAACATTTGTGGTAGTAGAACTGTCAGCAAGAACAATGTCCTTAATATTTATAGGAGACATTATACTTCTTGTTCCAGAAATATTCTTGTCCAGAACAACACGGTCACCATTCATACATAAGATTATCCAAGTATCATCCTTCACCCACTGTGGTATTGAGGCTCCGGTATACCAGGAACTTCCTGTGACTTTAACTTTACTACCAACAGACATATTTGTTTGCGGAACTGTTATAGCAGGAGTTGACGGAACTGTGTCAATGGAATCGCTATACTTAGGCAGACCATATCCTCTAATAAATCTCTGATTTACTGTCCTGGTTGTAAAACATACAGAATCACTGCAGTTTCCTTCAATTATTGTCATTGTCGAACCTACAACGGAATAAACAATTCCTACGTGATCCGAACCTCCATAATTATCTCCTGAACCTGAATCGTTCCAGTCATAGAAAATGATGTCACCTGGCTTTGGAATATATGAATCATCTTCCATCCATCTTCCATTTCTCTGATATAGTTGAATCATTCTGTCACAACTACATTCGGGATATATGATATCATTTGCATTAACTTTTTTGCCAACTGCGGATACAAATGCAGCACACCAAGGATCAGAATAACTTAGCCTATATCCAGCAGGTAATGGAACAATACTATTATAAGTATCAATTATAACTTTGAATGATCCGTCGTATTCTTTGAAACCTAACCAGGATCTTGCAGCTTCTAATACTGTATTTCTATTCAACTGCTATCCCACCTTTACTAGTAAATTATAGAAATTTGTTTTGCTTTAAACAATTTTGGTAAGTATCTTTTATGAATTCAATTGCTACTACGGCTTTCATATTTTTAAAATCAGGGTTTTCTAAGCAGTAATTGTTATAACATGAAACATCATCTAGAACATCATCAAAAAATTCCTGAGAATGTTCTATGCCCATCCGTAGTTCGTCTGCACAACGTAGTATACGTCTTCTAGCAGTTTTAGCATCATCGCGTTTACAATATTTTTCAAATTCTATCTGAGTATTTTCTACAGCTTGAAGTCTTTTTTCATTCTCTTCTTGATCTTTCTTATGACTTTCTTGAATGTCCTTCATTTCTTGTAAAAGATCTTTGTTTAGAGCTTTCCCCAACTTACTTGCTATCCAACTCCACGGATTTATCTTTATTGGGACAATTTCAATAAATGTTAACAATAATAGTATCGCCCCTCCACTATATTTCAATATTTCGTCTAATGTCATGTTCTTTACCGGACCTTTAATTGTAAAATATAAGTTTGAAATTTGGATACTTTATATATACAATTAAGCACTATTTTTTGAAGTTAACTATATATATCCCAACTAGTGCCATTATCAATATAAGGAACATACTGATCCCAGCTTGTACCGTTATCTATGTAGATTGCATATACATCAAAAGATGCTCCATTATCAATATGTACTGAACCTTCTGCTTTCCAAACTGCATATAGAATACTGTTTTCTGTAATAGTATAACTTGATTCTGGTAAATACTCGGGTGTTGTTGCAGAACTGTTAGTTGACCATCCAAGAAAACGATAGCCCGCCTTTGTCGGAATGGTAGCTGGAAGCTCGAACGTAGTGCCATGGGTTCTCGTTATAGCTTCTGGTGCACCTGTGCCTCCGTTTGCGTCGAACGAGAGGGTGTAAGAATTCTCAGTTCTAGTACCTACAGCCGTGAGTGACACAGACTCCGCAGGCATCGCGAAGGAATAAGACAAACTAGAAGAGACCTTTGTTGTCAGTATGTACCATCCGTCAAACGTATAAGTATAGCCCGTAGCAGAGCCGAGCACAGCTGTGACCGTCACGTTTGAATTATAGGGATAAGTACCGCCACCAGATACCGAAGCGATGTTATCTCCCGCCGAGACGGAGACAGTATACGAGTTGAGTGTCCTAGTAGCTTTAGCGGTCAGCGAGACTGAACTAGCAGGCATTGTGAATGTGTACGACAGAGAAGACGAGACTTTTGTGGTGCCGTCGTACCAGCCATCAAATGTGTAAGTGTAGCCTGTAGCAGAACCGAGCACAGCTGTGACCGTCACGCTAGAACCATATGCCTTACTACCGCCGCCGGACACAGATGCAATATAATCGCCTGCTGTGAGGCTAACAGTGTAGTTGTCGGCAGTCCACTGCGCGGTTAGCGTTCCGTTGCTACCACCAAAAGTGTAGACGCCGTTGCTGATAGAACCACCGCCTGACAGCGTCCAGCCGCTAAACGTATAACCAGTTCTTGTTGGGTTCGCGATAGTTTTAGTAGAAGTCGGTGCTTGTGAGAAGCTTTGGGTAGTTGTGCTACCGTTCCAAGTACCGTTGTTTGGGTTGACCGTAAGCGATGAGGTGTGGGTGGTGAGAGTATAGCTTTTAGATGAGCCGTTTTTAACACCAAACATTTTTCCATTGTAAGCTGCACCAAAATAGCTTCCCTCGAGAGCTACTAGTTTGATAGTAAATGATGCCGCACCACTTGAGTTGTGTGTTACAGTGATGGACGAACCGCTACCACCTGTTACGGTGGCATAATTTGAAGTTCCGCCTCCGATGCTGGCTGTATAAGAAGATGTACTTGTCGGGTATGTTTTGACATCTGAACCGTTGAACTGAACTTTTCCTCTGACTACGCAGTTGCCAAGAAAAAGGTTTGACGCGATCTGACAGCTAGAAAAAGTTATAGTCGTCTTGTTAGTCGACGCACTATACGATTCAGAAAAGTTGATCTTTACGTTTTGTTCTGACGAACCAATTCCGCTGACAAAGTAGCTGTCATGGAATACTACGCTACCCATTCAGCTCACCTCACTATACTTTCAAGAAGAAAATTCTACCTTCATTTCCCGCAGAAGGTAATTCTGTTCCATACTGATCGGAGCTTAAAACTGTTATACCTTGAGCGAATAAATCGCTGCTTGTTAATGTATACCACTCTGTAGAATAATCTGTTGAGTTGCTCTTTTTTAATATTTGACCTGCTGTTCCTCCAGAAGGAATTCCAACTCCTCCCGCAGGTATTTCAATCCATGTATTTCCATTTTTTATTTTTAAAACACTCATGTGTTACCTCTTTATATTACATATAAATGGGTGTAGATTACCATAGGACTATTTGTATATGCCATGCTTTACTCCTTAATCCAGCGAATATTCGCCAACTACCAGACATTCGAGCGCTGCGCTAGAACCTGTCTGCCGCACGTTGCCATTCGTCTCAACGACGCCGGGGTACGCAAGTTGCGCCGAATTGTTGTTCATCTTCTCGTAGCAGAAAACAGCCTTTTGCGTTTTTGGCCTATACGGCTCCGGGATAATGCCAAGCGGTTGTGAGGTTGTTATATTTGCGCTTGCTCTGCACACAAGATAGATGCGCACGGTGTTCGTGCCGGGGTCGAAGGTAAGCTGCCCTTGCATGAACCAGTCAGACAGCGAAGGGCTTGGGTCTGTAATAGGAACGATAGTTGCGTTCATCCCGAGATTCACCCTCGCGTCCGCAGCATTGTCTGCACCTGTGCCACCTTTGGAAACTGGTACAATGTCCTCGCTTGCTACTTCTCCAATGAGAACATTTGCGGGAGGAGTGTAGATAGTTGGCGAAAGAGTAAGCCTACGCCACATATACACAACGATGTAGGGAGGCATATTGTTGTGAGCTTGACTTCCACCTACGCTGTCATGTTCGTGGGTGGCATCTATTGTGTACAGTCTGTCACCCCAGTTGGATCCTGAATTTCCGACTCTGTCTATATGCTGTTGCACCGCGCTGACAATGCCGCTTTCCTGAGCACTTGTTGCCCATGAGAGCGGGTTCATTGTACCAACCAACGATTTACTACCATGCGTATGAGCTGGCATTTCGTCCACAGTCAGCGTGTGAGTAGCTTCGCCTCCTGTGTCTCCAGCTGTGTAAGTATCCCCAGCACCCAGAAGAAACTTATCTTTTAGTCTCTCCCAAGTGCCGCCGAATATTGTACCAGGATCTACATTGACTGTGCTCATATAAATAGAGCCAACTGGGTAAATTAGATTGAAGTTAATGTTGGCTTGTATTAGAAGCCTTTCCCACGGGTCTGACGTAGACTCACGGAATTTAAGTGTATCGTTTGTTAAAGTAATTGCCATAATATCTCCAAGAATGATTTTCTATCTATATTATTAATACAATCTTAACTATCTTGTTAATTCTAGAATTATAATCAAGCTGTTCTTTTCCACATGTATACGACAAGATAAGGGGGCATATTATCCGTATTACTTGCTTCGCCAGTCGAAGAAGAATTTGATCCACCAGTGATACCACCAAGTTCTGCGCCCCATGTGCTGCTTGCTGAATAGCTTGCGGCGGCAGACCCAGTTGACGCCGTTCTAAATGTAGTAGTCCACGCGGGGCAGTTGGCTTTTTCTCGGTATGCGATACGGCTGCCGTCGGTGTATATTGTCATCTTAGCAAAGCCATCTGAACCAAGACTATGTGTATGCGCCATTGTGTGAGTATGCGAATTTGTAGCACTTCCGCCAGTATCTCCTGCGCTATACGTTGTACCAGCCGCGAGCAGAAATCTGTCCTCAATCTGTTCCCAAGTACCACCAAAGATAGTAGCTGGAGAAATTGAGTTTACACTCATGTAAATAGAACCGATTGGATATATGAAGTCTCTTATTTTAGAACTCGACCATGTATCGTCTGTGCTAACATTGTTGTCATCTATTTGAGGGAGGGTTATACTTTCACCAGATTCATCTGTGTCAATCCATACAAGTTCTCCTCCAGTTGGAGCAGAATCTTGTACTGCGACAGTTGAAATCTCAACATCGCCGGTTTGGCCATTAACAGAAGTG